GCCTCCGCTGCGGACCGCGTCGTCGCCAGCCCTTCCGCCACCGTCGGCTCCATCGGCGTCTACATCGCCATCCCTGACTACTCCGCCGCCGCCGAGATGGCTGGTATCAAGATGGTCGTCATCAAGTCCGGCAAGTTCAAGGGCGCCGGCATCGAGGGCACGTCCCTCAACGCCGACCAGATCGAGAACCTTCAGGCCAGCGTCGACACCATCCACGCCGAGTTCAAGGACGCGGTGAACATGAAGCGCAAGCTCGTGAAGGCCGAGGCCATGGAAGGTCAGACCTTCTCCGGCAAGCAGGCCGCCGCCCAGGGACTGGTGACCGGGCTGGCCGACTCCTTCAACGCCGCCCTTGCGACGTTCTGAAAGTTTCCAACTCCCGCAAACTCAAGATGACCATCGAAGAACAGCTCCTCGCCGCGAACGCCGCCCTCTCTGGCCTCACCGCCGAACGCGACGACCTCCGCGCCACCGTCGAGAAACTCACCGTCGGCTCCGCTTCCGAACTGGAAGCCCTCAAGGTCGAGGCCGCCGCCAAGGACTCCAAGCTCGCCGAGCTGACCGCCGCCCTCGAGGCCGCGGCCAAGGAAGTCGAAGCCCTCAAGGCGTCCGCCCTCGAAGTCGAGGCGACCAAGGTCAGCGCCTCCAAGGAAGCCGCCAAGATCGCGGCCTCCGTCGGCGTCGAGCCGGTGGCCCTGCCCCAGGGCGAGTCCGCCCCCGCCGAGGCCGTGAACCATTACGCCGCCTTCCTCGCGCTGCCTGTCGGCTCGAAGGAACGCAACGCCTACTTCGAGGCCCACAAGTCCGCCATCATCAAGGCGGCTCTCTGATTTTCCCTAACCCTACCTAACCTACAATCATGGCTAACTCCATCTCTGCCGCTCCCGCTGTCCTCAGCGCCGGCGTCCTCTCCACCCTGAAGAACAAGCTGCCCGTCCTCTCGGGTATCTCCACGGTCTTCTCCGCCCGTCCGGGTTCCACCGGAATGTCCATCCAAGTTCCGCTAATCGGAATCTCCACTGCCACCACTTTTGGCTCCGGTGGCTACGCCACGCAGGACGACGCGACGATCACCTCGTCCACCGTCTCCCTGACCCAGTACAAGGTCACCTCCCGCTTCACCCCTTCGAACCTGAAGGACTACGGCGCCGACTTCTTCGTGAACAACTTCGTCCAGACCGCCTCCATCGGTCTCGCCCAGAAGGTCATGGACGTCATCAACGCCCAGGTCACGAACGCCAACTACTCGGTCTCCTCGACTTCCGGCGCTGACCTCTCCTACGCCGAACTCGTGGCCGTCCAGAAGACCCTCGACGACGCCAAGGCCCCCAGCCCGCGCTACGCCGTGCTGAACAGCACCTACGTCTCGGACCTCCGCAAGGACACCACGATCGTCGGCAACAACGTCCTCGGCGCCCGCATCGTCGCTGACGGCGACCTCGGCGTCATCGCCGGTGCCCGCATCTACCAGTTCGCGAACCTCGCCAACAACAGCGAGAACCTCGCCGGCTGGGTCGCTGGTCCTGACGCGATCGCCTTCGCCTCCGCGCTGCCGGACTCGATGGACATCCCGGGCTTCGAAGTCTCGAACGCTGTCGACCAGGACACCGGCCTCGGCGTCCAGGTGCTCGTCGGCATGGAGCAGAGCGGCTACCTCAACGTCACCGCGACCCTCATGTTCGGTGCCGCCGTCGGTCGCGCCACCTCCCTCGTCCGCCTCAAGACCGCCTAATAGCGGCCTGAGAGACTTAAACTGGGGCTCCGCAAGGGGCCCCTTTTTTGTGCCCGCTTCCCAAAGCCCGCAAATACAGAATGAGTCTTTATTCTGAGTTTCTGGCTGACGCCAAGGAGATGATCGCGGACTTCGGCGTGGCCGGGTCGGCGAACTCCGGGGCCATCACCTTCTCCTGCCTCATCTCGGACCCCGCCGTCCAGACCGTCCTCGAAGCAGGGGGATATTGCGAGCGGACCCAGTACTCGGTCAGGGTGCCCGCCGTAACGGCCTCCTGGACGAAGCCAGACGGGTCTATTGGGGCATCGGCGGCCCTACTCTCGGGGGGTGCCCCCATCGCCTCTCTCGGCCAAGGCAAGAAGATCGTGGCCGGCGGGAAGACCGTCCGCATCACGACCCAGACCTACAAGCCCGGGTCCGCCTGGATCACGCTCGTCGTCATCGACGACAACCAGTAACCCGCCGTGGTCACGGTCAGCGTCGAGCCCGCCAGCAAGAACCGTTTCCTGACGGCCTTGGCTCGTTTCGCAGCTGAGACCGGGCAGACGATGAAGGACGCGGCGCTCGAGCAGGCCGCCCTTGCCTGCCAAGATGCGGCGACCTTCACACCCCCCCTCCCTAAAGGCGGGGGCCGTGGCCTCTCCAAGGCCGCCCAGACCGCCGGCGAGAACGCCGTGGCCGGGGACATCCGCAAACTTTACGTCGCCGCGAACGACAAGAACAGCAACTCGGCCTCGGCTCTGCTGACCAATCAGCTGGCCTACGCGACGAAGTCCAACGACATCAGTCTCTTCAACAAGGTCATCGGCAACGGTTCGCTCCAGGCGCTGAAGGGGATGTCGCCCATCATGCGCAAGATCGCGAACGACTATGACTACGCCCGGGCCTTCGCCAAGGCCAAGAACTACTTCAACACGACCAACCCGGTCCGCACCGAATACGGCCAAGGGTTCATCCAGGAGCTGCGTCCTCCGCACAACCGCATCAAGGCGAAGTTCGGCGGCCGCATCGGCAAGAACGTCCGCCCGACCAAGGTCAAGATGCTGGTCGAGAACAAGGGCGAGCTCGAGGCATACATCAAGGAGCGGCAGGCGATGGTCGGCTACATCAAGTCGGGCTGGGCCGCCGCCCTGCGTTCGCTGCCGAAGCCGATGATCAACGGCGTGCCCAAGGACTTCGGCGTCGACCTCCTCGCCGTGGCTTGGATTAACCGCCACGCATCCGCCGGCCTCGGGATGTCCCGGGTCTCCGCCGATCAGCGCATGGTCGACGTGCTCGTCCGCAACAACCGCGGCAACGTCAACGACATCGCCGTGGACGCCCGGGTCGTTCCCCTGGTCACGGCCAACCGCGAGAAGCAGATGCTGGCACGGCTCAAGCACCTGATGGGGCCGAACTTCAAGAACTTCAGCAAATAACCTTATGGGCACCAAATCCATCCGCCACATCGTCGAGTCCACCCTAGCGACCTATCTCGTCGCGCAGACCGACCTTACCAGCATCGCCTTCCTCACCGGGGACAGCGCCGCTACCCAGACCCTCCCCAAGGCCATCGTGCTCTGCGAGGCGGCCCGGGCTCCGTCCGACCTCCCCGAAGGGCTGGGCAACTATTCCTGCTCGGTCCGCATCACGCTCTTCTCGAACGCCGACGACACCACCCTCGCCGACCACCGCCTGCGCTGCGCCGCCCTCGCCGGCAATATGCGCGACCTGACGAGCATCAAGGCGGCCTTCGCGGCCACGGGCGACGCGACCTGCTACGACGTCACGATCGGCTCGGAGGACGAAGGGGTCGACGAGCGCTCCTGGGCGACGGCTTTCTCCTTCGACGTGCTCGTGGTCCTGCCCCCCGCGTAAGGTTTCCAACCCCCGCAATTACAAATGGCCGCCATCAACAACGGAACGACCTGCCTCTACGGAGTGGCCGGTACTGTCACCAACCTTTACGTGCAGTCCTATTCGCTGTCGTCCTCGTTCAACAGCGAGGCCACGGTGGTCGACGAAGCCGGCCTGACCAAGACGCACCGCCTGGACGACCGCAAGTCCGAGATCACCATCGAAGGCATCTGCAAGACCTCGACGATGCCGACCCTCGGCGCCGCTCTCAGCTTCACGCTGAACGCCGCCACGGCATACCCGTCCGGCGCGGCCTCGGTTTCCTTCGCGGGCACCATCACCAAGATCGACGAGAAGGGGTCCAATAAGGGCTTCACCGCGGTCACCGTGACGGCCATCGATTACGAAGGCATCACGCCTGCCTAATTGACTTAGCCCCCCAAGGGGTAGCATAGGGGTCATGGACCGACGCTTCCTTGACGCCTTCATCGACCCGGCACCTTTCGAGCTGCTGGGTCGTTCGTTGTATCCGTGGTGTCTCAAGTACCGGGTGCGTCTGATGGCGTTCGACTCGCCGCTGGTGACCGGCTCGCGTGGCGTGACGCCGGCGGACCTGCTCTTCGCCTGCCAGGTATGCGCCGAGGAACCGCTGGGGGGCCCTATCGGCTGGAAGGACCAGCTGCGCGTCATGTCCTTGAACAACCGTCCAGATAAGTTTGAACGCCTGCTTAAGTCTTTCGCGGCCTATGTCCTGGTCGAAGATTGGCCCAAGTTCTGGGAGCAGGCCAAGAAAAGCGGGGGCGGGGACAAGGGCGTGCCTTGGCCGCTGGCGATCGTGGCGAACCTCATCGCGTCGGGCATCCCCGAGAAGCGGGCGTGGGAGATGCCGGAGTGTCAGGCCATCTGGTACAACTCGGCCTTCGCCATCCGCAAGGGGGCCGAGGTGGCGATCATGTCGCCCGAGGAGGAGGCGTTCATGGCGGAGGAAGAGGCCAAGGAGCAGGCGGCGTCCGCTTCCAATCCTGCAAAGGAAACGACACCCGACGACCATGGCTGACCAAGAATTAGGACTGCGCTTCAAGACGACCTCCGACGTGCCGGAGCAGGTCGGCAAGGCCAAGTCCGCGGTCGTGTCCTTCGCCAAGCAGGTCGAGGACATCCAGAAGAAGTTCAGCACTTCTTTTAAAGACATTTTTCTTTCTATTGTAGGCCCGATGGCAATTTTTGCAGCCATCCAGAACACGGTTGTTTCATACTTTGATAAAATAAAGAAAGCCCAAGAAGATGCCAACCAAGCAGCCATCGAAGGAACAAACAAGAAAATGGCAGCGGAGGATGTTTATTACGCAAGGCGCATAGATAACATCAGAAAAGAACGACTAGCTGAAGAACAATCCAAACTACAACCAGTCGAAACGACCAAGCAATTCTTGCTCAACGATCCTCGAGCGCAAGAGGTTCTCGGAAAAAAGCCTTTTGACGACAGGGGTTCGGTGCTTGGTAAAAGTACAATGGAGTATCTAGCTGAGTTTTACTCCAAAGATCCAGCAGTTCAACAAGCCGTCAGGAAGATGCTGGAGAAAGATTTGGCCGCGGGAGCGACTGTGGAGACTTCAAAAACGCCCGCCGCCTTCAAGACCCCCGAGGGCTTCTCGAACGTCGTCGGCGTCGGCTCCAACCCGGTCATCGAGGCGATGAACGCGCAGCTCGAAGAAGCCCAGAAGCAGACCGCCCTCCTCGAGAAGATCGCCAGCCCCGACGGCGGCGTCCCCAAAGACTTCACCAAAGACACCAAATAAACCATGGCACGCATCGACCAGGGCAACGCCCTCACCACTCCCATGCTCCAGCCGGGAGCAAAGTTCCAGAATGACGGCTATGGTCTGTGGACCGGGACATTGACCTTCAAAATCGACAAGGCCGGTTCTTCGGCGTCCTTTTATCGCGGGGCCACTTGCCCGATCGCGTCGTTCAATTTCTGCAAGATGCACAAGACCGCCGTGCAGCTCGGTGAACTCAACCTTGATACATGGACCGCTGAGTATGTCGGCATCGACCCTTCCAAGAACAGCGGGTTCCGTACTGATTGCCAGGTATCGGCCTCGCAGGGCCTGACGACCGACCACATCACGGCGCATTCCAACTTCTTCGAATTGGACAGCGCGGGAGGTTTTTCCGGCGACCCTATCGCCGGCGTCGGCGCATCTCCTGGCACAATCACCACGCCCAATTACGCCCCCGCCGGGAACAACGAATACACCGGGAACAACGGCGCGACCTTCGAGAAGCAGACCGGGGGAAAGTTCCTCGGCTTCAAGGTCGCCCAATACAAGACGCTTTACGGCAAGACGAGCTACCTTGCGCCGCAGACTTCCTTCACCGGCCATTTCTATACCAAAACAGACTCGACCGTTCAGGGAATGATGACCCGCGTTGGCAAGACTTCCGGCAACGGCCAATTCAACAGCATCCTGTTATTGCCTGATTACCTCGGCTCTTCGTTCACGGTAGGTACAGCTCCCAATCAGATGAACCAGCTGCTCCTCGCGCAGGTAAGCACGGAGGACTTCGGCACTCTTTACAAGGTGAATTACGAGGTGCGTTACAATCGTTACGGTTTCAATAAGTCCGTGTACGCCGACGCCTGATGAAAGCCCAACCCGGAGTCGGTTACATCTTCGAGTCGTCCGCCAAGGGCTGGACGCTGGACACGAGTGACCAATTCCCCGATCGGGATGTCGGCGTCCCCTGCCCGCTCCAGATCTACGGCCTGTACTACGACGAGCCCGACGACAAATATTACCTCTACGTCAGCCCAGGCATGGTGAACAACTACGCCGTCAAGGACGGCAGCGGGAACCTGCTGACCGACAATCCTCCTCCCAAGATCCACGTCTTCACGTCCGGGCTTACCTCGACGCAGGTCACGAATTACATCTACATCGTCTGCGAAAACTCGGGAACCCCGAACTACACCTATCCGAACCCGAGCGTGGCCCCCTATATCTCCGTCGAGACGAGCGTACAAGCCGACACGGCGACCAAGGGTTACCTGCTGATCGGCATCGTGCAGGGCTCGACCGACGCGACGACCAACATCGACACCCTGTACACATACAACTACAAGGGTTGCGGTTCGCTATGGTCCGAGCGCTTCAAGTGTGGCGGCTCGGACGTGACCTACTGGTGGAGCGCAGTCTGACATGGCCCTGCCTCCGCGAGCCGCTGCGGTCTACGTCCTGCTAAGTCAGCCCGACACGGACCCGGGCACGCCCAGGGACACGGGCACGGTCGTAAACAGCTTGAACGACATGGGCACGCCGGAGCCCTATGCGCCCGCACAGACCTCCTTCTACGCCTCGCAGCGCTGGTATAAGGATTATCCTGCAGACGCGGTCGCGAAGGTGCATCTCGGCATCGTCAGCACCGGGCCGCCAACGCCATATTTGCCCGCCGTCGGCGCCTACGGCAACCGCATCTGGATGGACAAGTTCACGGACAACCAGGCCATCGAGACGACCTATCCTGATAACATCGTCTACGCCTACGACCCGACGCCATCGCCGGGGCCGGCGGAACCTGTCCCTGACCCGAACGGCGACGTCGGCAACGGGGACTTTGACTCGACGACCCCGATCACGGCACCCGGGCAGTTCTATTATCCGCGCTGGACCAGCGACACCGCTTACGATGTGACGACGAGCGGAACGTTCGAGGGCACGGTCTGGCCGAAGTTTTCCACGGACTACCTGATCACGCCGAACGGCTTCGCGACCTACTCGGGAGGACCGACCCAGTTCGGCCCATGGTCCGCCGAGCTGACCGTGACCAACTTCCAGAGCAAGGTGCTTAACCAGCAGACCAGCGCCTACGAGTACTACGACTTCACCCAGACGACCTTCGAGTTCAAGCAGACGACCAAGGTCAAGATGTACCTGGACGCCAACGTCTGCTGCTGGAACAAAGGCACGGTCATCAGCGGTACGGTCAAGTTCCAGTCGGTCAGCGTGACGACGGCGCCTGTCGGGGCGAACCAGTTCGGCGTGCTCGACCTGACGGCCAGCCATAACTTCGGCGGGATGATGGTGACCACCGGCACTTCGGCCACGGACGCAGGGACGGCTTCCTATTCGGTCACGGTGGACGGCTCCTATGTCCCCGTCGAGATCACCATCCCGACGCAGAGCGGCGCTGACGTTCATCAACGACTTCTCGGTGGACTCGATAACCCCTCCGGCCTGACCCCCCTCCCCCTTCCAATCGGGGCAAGTTTAGACCGATGAGCTGTAACACCGTCACCTTCAAGCGCGGCACGTCCTTCTCGGCGTCCGTGGTCTGGAACCCCGAAGTGGGGGGCCTCGCCAACCTGATCGGCGTGACGGTCACCTCGACCATCATCGACTCCGCCCAGAACGAGTACGACCTCGTCTGCACGGTGGCCGGGAACGGCCTTTCGCTGACCGCCGTCTACTCGGGAGACACGGGCGCGTGGGCCGTGGGTTCCGCCAAGTGGGACCTGAAGTTCTCGAACAACGGCAGCATCTTCTTTTCCGACGCGATGCGCCTCGACGTCATCGGTCAGGTCACCGTCTAATCCATGTCCCTCACGATCACTATCCCTGGAGCGGTTGAAGCGACCACGGGGGCGACCGCCCCTGCCACGCTCACCGTCAGTGTCGGTACCCCTGGAGCGACCGGCCCGCAAGGCCCCGCTGGCGCTGGCGTTCCCGCTGGAGGCACGGCTGGCCAGTTCCTGACCAAGATTGACGGCACGAACTATAACACGGACTGGACGACCCTCCCTGCCTACGCTCCGCTCGCCTCCCCGGCCTTTACCGGGAACCCGACCGCCCCGACCGCGACCACCGGCGACAGCGACACGTCCCTCGCGACGACCGCCTTCGTGCAGCAGGAACTCGCCTCGGGCACGGCCATCGCCAAAAACCTCGAGGTCTACGTCCGCAACCAGACCGGCTCGACCCTGACCGCCGGCACGATCGTCTACATCAACGGCGCCACGGGCAACCGCCCGACGGTGACAAAGGCCCAGGCCAACAACGACGCCAACTCCGCCCAGACCTTCGGCTTCGTCAAGACGAGCATCGCCAACAACGGCTTCGGCTTTGTCATCGTCCGCGGCGAGTGTGAGAACCTTGACACGTCGGCCCTGACCGAAGGCGCGCAGCTCTACCTCTCGCCCTCGACCGCGGGAACCTGGACGACGACCAAGCCGTCCGCCCCGCAGCACCTCGTCTACGTCGGCATCGTCGTGCGCTCGCACCCGACGCAGGGCACCATCCTCGTCGCCATCCAGAACGGCTATGAGCTGGACGAGATCCATGACGTCGCCATCGCCAGCAAGGCCGACAACGACCTGCTGGCCTACGACTCCGCGACTACCCTCTGGAAGAACAAGTCCTTCTCGACGCTCGGCCTTGCTACGCAGTCTTGGGTCGGCTCGCAGGGCTACCTGACCTCCTCCTCGCTGACCGGGTACGCCCAGCTGAGCGGGGCGACCTTCACCGGCGAAGTGGCGACCCCTGCCTCGACGACCTCCTCGGCTGGCTTCAGCATCGCCCCGGGAACGGCCCCCTCGGCTCCGGCCAACGGAGAAATCTGGAACACTGGTTCCGACCTGCAAGTCCGACTGGGCGGCGTCACCGAGACGCTGGCCGAACAGTCCTGGGTGACCACGCAGCTCGGCTCGTACCTGACGACCTCGGCGGCCTCGACGACCTACGCGGCCAAGGCTGGCGCGACCTTCACCGGGCTGGTCGGTACTGTCGCCTCGACCACGACGACCGCTGGCCTGAACGTGCCCCACGGCGCGGCGCCTACGACCCCTGTCAACGGCGACGTCTGGACGACCACCTCCGGCCTGTTCGCCCGCATCAACGGCGGCACCCAGCAGTACGCCCCGCTCGGCTCGACCAATACCTTCTCGGGCACCAATACGTTCTCGGGTGCGACCGTCTCCTTCGGCACCTCGACCGCGGCCTCGACCATCAGCATCGGCACGGGCGCGACCCTGACCGCCACGACCAAGGCCATCAACATCGGCACGAACGGCGTCTCCGGCTCGACGACGAACATCACGATTGGCAACTCGATCAGCGGCGCGACCTCGACCACGACCGTCGCCGGAACCCTTAACGCCACGGGCACCTCGCTCGACCTGGGCAACTCCACCGCCGCGGCGACCTATAACTTCGGCGCTGGCGCCACCCTTACGGCGACCACCAAGGCCGTCAACATCGGCACCAACGGCGTCGCTGGCTCGACCACTAACATCGCCATCGGTTCGACGACCGGCACCTCGACGACCACGCTCAACGGTACGGTCAACGCCACGACCCAGACCGCCGGGGACTCCACGACCAAGGTGGCGACCACGGCCTTCGTCACGACCGCCGACAACCTGAAGGCCAACCTCGCGAGCCCGACCTTCACCGGAACGCCTGCCGCCCCGACCGCCGCGGTCGATACGAATACCACGCAGCTCGCCACCACGGCCTACGTCGTCGGACAGGGCTACCTTAAGTCCGCCACGGCCTCGAGCACCTACGCCCCGCTGGCTTCGCCGGGCTTGACCGGGACTCCCACCGCGCCGACCGCTACCGCTGGCACGAACACGACTCAGCTCGCGACGACGGCGTTCGTCCAGGCTGCTCTCCCGGTCATGGCGACCGAGACGCAGGCCATCTACGGAACCTCCTCGACGACGACCATCAGCCCGCTGCTGATGCGCTACATCCTGTCGAACCCTGGCTACCAGACCTACAACAGCCTCATCGGCAACTATTCTTCCTACGTCAGCGGCTCCGGCTCTGTCTCCACTGTCTTCAGCAATTTCGCGGCTACGCAGATCACGGCGGCGAACGGCAAGGCCGCGTTCATGCCAAACAACAACGCGTCTTATCATAGCATCTTCGGACGTGGTAAGGCCGAACTTAACGTCGACTGGTCAAAGCCCCTCTGGTTCGCCTTCCGTTTCTGCTTTAGCACCGGAACGCAGCTCGGTGATACGAACACCGTTAACCGCGTCACTATCGGAAAGACCTCCTCTTACTTCGGAGACCTTACCGGGGCCGGTTTCGGCGTGAAATGGACGGCTGGCACGACCGGAGCCTTCACCGTCATGGCCCACAACGGCACAACGCTTTCGACCTCGGCGTCCGCCGTGACCATCAGCAACACGACCTACTTCCCGAGCACGACTTCGTCGGCTGACTTCATGGTCTACTCTGATGGTGCAGGAAACATCACCCTGTATTGCAACAATGTTCAGGTCGCCACGACTACCGGCGGGCCTTCCTCTGGTACGACTCCTGGTCCTCGCTTCGTCTTCGAGACGGATAACACGACCAGCACGACGACCACCGTCACCTGCGACTATTACGGCATCCGCTCGATGCTCGCCTACTGATGAAATCCTACCGCGTAACCTGCCTGTTTCAGGCTGATTGGACGAACATCGTGCCAGCTCTGTTCGGCGCTAACCAGCCCGACTCCTACCAGATCGGCGGGAATGTCGCCGTCTTCAACTTCTCCTACCCGGTGACGCCGAACAACCTCGGCCCGCTGGTGCTCATCGAGGAGTCCGTCCAACCCTTCCTTTTCGAGTGATGACCTACCTCCTCTGCATCGCCGTCGGCTTCGCGGGCGGCTTCGTCGCCGGACTGAAGAACGCCAAGTCCGCCAAGGTCGAGAAGGCCAAGTCCATCCTCGACGTCCTCAAGGGTCGCTGACGCCGTGCGCTCGCTCCTGGCCATCTGCGTAACGCTCCTGGCTGGGTGCTCGTCCCGCCCCGCCGCCCTGCCCGAGCAGCCGAACGCCCCGACCTCCGAGGGCATCGTCGCCACCGTCGGCAAGCAGTGGGATAAGGCAGACCAGAAGGTCGCCGCCTCGGTCGCCATCGCCCGCGAGAACGCCGAGAAGCCCGAGGTCGTCCGCTCCGAGACCACCGTCGCCCTGTCCTTCCTCCCCGCCCCCAGCCCGGAGGAACTCGCCCTCGCCCGTCAGCGCGCCGGCAAGGCCGACCAGAAGGACTACGCTGACGCCGTCGCCTACGGGAAGAAACTGCTCGCTCAAATCGACGCCAACTGGGCGAAGGTCGAGGCCGACAACCGCGAGGCCATCCGCGTCTCTCAGCTGAAGGACGCCCGGATCACCGAACTCACCGCCGAGGTCGAGCGCGTGAAGAAGGACGCCGCCGCCAACCTCTGGAGTATGGCAGGGGTCGGCATCGCCGTCGTCGGGGCCATCGCCGTCGTCGGCGCCGGGCCCAAGGTCGGGCTTCCCCTGCTGGCCTGCGGCGCCGCGATCGGGGCCTTCCCCTTCGTCATCGACTCGCCGTACTTCACCATCATCGCCGCGTCGTCGCTCGGGCTCGCCGCCCTCCTGGGGCTCTGGGTGCTCTGGGACAAGGCCCGCGACAAGGTCCACGAAAACGACCATGAGCAAACCCCTCCGCAAGAATAAGCCGGTCAAGGTCGTCTGGCGCAAGCTCGGCAAGGAGCGCGCGTGGGGTCAGGCCACCATCGGCAAGGCCCTCGTCGAAGTGGACCCGCGTCTCGGCGCCAAGCGTCAGCTCGAAGTCCTCATCCACGAGGTCACGCACCTCGCCCATCCGGGCATGACCGAGTCCGAGGTCGACCGCACAGGCAAGATGATCTGCAAGGTGCTCTGGCAGGAGAACTACCGCCGCGTCCTCCTGGACAAGAACGCCCGCCCCCCTCGCATCTCGTGAACTCCCCCATCGACCCCGAGTCCGTGCCGAAGGAGCTGAAGGACGGCATCGTCGCCTCCATCCTCGGCGGCCTCGCCATGACCGCCCGCCTGCTGCTCTCTACGGAGCCCGTCTCCCTGGGCTGGGTCGTCCGCCGGGTCTGCGCCGCCGCGATCACCGCGGCCTTGGTCGGGTACGGCATCCAGGACCACATCTCCTCGCCGGGTCTGCGGATGGCCGTCGTCGGCGCCGCCGGCTATGCGGCCCCCGAGTGCCTCGACTACCTGATGCGCTACATCAAGGCCCGCGGGGAAAAGGAAGTCTCCGCCGTCGCCGGCAAACCCGCCAAGCCCCATGGGAAAAGCAAAGCCAAAGGAAAGCGCGGCAAGTAACCTCCTGCTGGCGGTCACGCTGCTCACGGCCTTCGCGGGGGTGTCGGCGTTGTCCTCGGCCTACATCGCCGGGTACGTCCTCGACCAATTGCAGAACACCGAGGCCCTCGCCCTGATCGTGACGGACGGCGGCCTGAAGTCCGACTCGAAAGACCTGGAGCAGAACATGAGCGTGGCGACGATGGCGCTGCGGGCGGTCCGCGACCTCGGCTGGGCCTTGGCGGTGGGGTGCCTAGGGGTGGGGGTGGCGGTCTTCCTCCGTTCCCGCCGTCAAAACGCCTCCTAGGGCAAGCCAGAGGGGTCTAATGGCCCCTTGACAGGGTGGCCGAGGTAGGCAAACTGACGCCAGTCGGATAGGGTCTGCCTTTCCATGGGGGATCTGATGACCCGAGGGACACGAATTGCCCTGACCCCATTTAAGGGGTCACAGGGTTTTGTTGGAAAGGTGCTTGACCAATGCGGAACAGTCCGCCAAGGTCATTGACGCACCACCAAAACCAAATGACCAAACTCCTCGCCATCCTGTTCTGGGCCACGCTCGCCGCCTACGCCCTCGCCACCTTCCTCGACCCCGAGTTCCCGGGCATCCTGGACATCATCAATTCCTTCTGACCCACACCACACCATGAGCACCCCCACCAAACCCAAGGCCACCCTCGTCTCTGACAAGGCGATGGTCGAACTCCTCAAGCGCAAGGTCATCGCCTTCCGCGAGTCCGCGTCCCTCAAGGACAAGGACGGCTACGTCCGCGGCATCGGCTCCTACGCCCTCTACGGCGTCGACCACACCCGCGGTCAGCTCGTCGTCCTCGCCAGCGAGCCCACCGCCGGCGACTTCAACCCCTACGTCACCGCCAAGGCCAAGGCCGACGCCTGCTCCCGCTACGATCAGGTCGTCGAGTACCGCGACGTCGGCTCCCACTCCCGCCCGAAGGTCACCATCCTCTGCTGGACCCTCGCCTAATCTCCACCACCATGCCCAACCCGAAACACGCCCACACCGAGACGATCGTCGTCGCCGGTCGCCCCCTCACCCTCAAGCGCCCGATGGCCGTCTTCGCGGCCAGACGCCTCGAGGCCATCATCCCGCAGATCGCCGCGCTCAACGCCGCCGGCAAGTCGCAGGCCGACGCCGCCGAAGCCCTCGGCGTGTCCCTGCACTCCCTGCGGACCTGGCTGGACCTCACCGGCACGACTTGGGTCAACCTCAAGCGCCGCGGCCCTTACAACATCAGCCGCTAAGACCATGACTTACCAAACTATTCACAACCCTCCCAGAAAACTGGAAGTCGTCATTAACTCAGACGAAACCCTTAACATTTGCATTTCTCGCGCTGGAGCAGATGACAAGAATTGCGTAAAGTTTGCCGGCTTCATCGAACGCGAAGACTCAAAGATCATAAAGCGCGCAAATAAGCCCACCATCAAAGCAATCTGGAATGCTGGGCCTTGGTTCGTTACCGAGTACGACGAGTACGACGTAGATGACGGCATGATATACGTCGAACTTGTCGCCGTCCTCCCCTCCCATGCCTGACCCATCCCACCGCCCTTACGAACCCGACATGAACATCATCCGACCCCACACCATGCCCCGCGGCTGGTGGCTCTGCCCCTGGGCCTACGCCGTCGTCCTGCACCGGGCCGCCAACGCCGTGAAGGCGTACGCCGACCGCCTCGACGACGTCATCGACCTCCAGCGCAGCATCATCGACGACCAGTCCGACGAGATCCGCTTCCTCCGTCAACGCGTCGAAGACCTCAACGACGCCGTCATCCGCGGAAAGGCCATCATCCCCGACGCCGAGCCCCATGAGTAGCTTCAAGCACCTCGACGGCATGGTCGCCCTGCTGTCCGAGATCTACGAGATCAACGAGCGCCTCATG